CAGAAGCGGCTTTTCTGGCGCTGCTGTGGCTGGACGTGTTCGGCTTTTTCCAGCCTAGCGCGTTCGGATGATCGCGCTCGTATCCCTCCGAACCCTTCACACCCTCCGCTTGCTTGCCAGTGATGCGCGTAAAGCCCTGGCCACGCAACTCCCGGTTGCTCCAGTTCATGCCGTGCGGTTTGAAGCCTTCATTCACCGGATTCCTGTTCAATTCCTTTTGCCCTGGCGAACCGACATTGAACCATGAGCCGCCATTGTTTTTTGTTGCTCGCCTCTCTTCGCTCTGGTGAAAGTTTGTGCAACCAAGATGCCGTGTTCCAACAACTTCCGCCTTCATAATGGCGCGTTTGTTCGTCATCGGCATCAGCGCTGGCACGTCGCCGTAAAGGTGGTAGCTTCCAAAATTGGCTCTACTACGTCCAACCCAAGGTTGCGCGCCCCTGACGTTTTCAACGATCATAGGGATATGGCGGCCGGCAGCCGCGCAGGCTTCGCGTTGTATTCTGAAACAAGTATCGAAAAGCTCGGTCAATTGTCCAATGGTCCGCGACCCTGTATATCCATCAGGGAATACATCCTGACCGCGCAGCGCTCGCGCTACCTGTTTCGCGCGCGACCACGGCATCGCCATGTAGCTGAATTCCTGACACGGCGGGCTTGCGACGATCAGCGCGGCATCCTTAAACTGTCTGCCGTGCAGCGTCAGAACGTTCTGCAAGACGAGTTGCGCCGGGTAATGCAGATCTCCATAGCAGTGCTGCTCAATGTCAAATCCGATCACGTCGAAGCCCTCGGCGAGCAATCCTTCAGACCAGCCACCTAGGCCCGCGAAAAGATCAATCGCCAATGGTTTCATTTTCCACGAACCTCGCTGTAGGCGGCCGGGGCGGGCGTGACGCCCGCCCCCGGCCTGTCTGCGCCGGTTTGCCGCGTGTTGGCGAGGAGAGCGCAGCGTTCTGTTCGCCCCCGGCGCAACCCGCACGCCGGGGGCTGTCTCAGCCGCGCGCGGCCCCGGTTGCCGCACGCGCCGAGCATTCACTGCCCCGCCTCGGCGCAGGAGCCACACCGCGCCGAGGTCAGCATCCAGTCGGCCCTGGAACGCATGCGCGGCATAGGAAAGCGAACCGGGGCCTAGCCGGCGGCAGGAGGGAACTTACCGCGGCCGGTTAGAGCGCATGTTAGCACCACCCTGATCTACCTATTGATCCAGCCGGAAAAGCGGCCGCACGGCCTCAGGGTGTGCCCCAATCAGGCTTATGCAGCGGGTTGCGCCTGTCTGAGTATGTCGCGCACGGATTCAGGTGCGGATCAAGGTGAACAGTCAAGCACTTGCGGCAAAAACCGACCGGATGGTAACGCAGGCCCTCCGTGCGAAGTCTGTCCACATAGTCGCAATATTCCCGCGTCCACCTCGGATCGTACTGATGCCATTCGCCGTCTGCCCACACGCTCATTCTGCCCCCTGCCCATCCAGCCGGAATAAGCGGAGCACGCGGTCTGGGTCAGACCCCGTTGGCACCGGCCAGCGGTACTCGGTCGCGCGCATCGTCGGCAACGGCGAGTACGCGGGCGCGATGTCGTAGGCATAGACGCGCCCGTTTATGCCGTTCCTGCCCGCGTACCGCTGCACAATGCGCCCCTCGTCGCGTAGCGCAGTGAGCCAGGCGCGCAGGGTGCGATCGTTCGGGTTGCCGAGTTCGGCGCCTATCTGCTCGATTGAGAGGGGGCCCAGGCGGTGCAGGATGGGCGGGATCAGCGATTTCGTGGCAGCGTGTCCTCAAATGTCGCGTGCTGCTTTCCGCGAAGCCGGATCGATTTTGCGTTAGAACAGCCGGTCATGGCGATGCGCAGCGGAATATTGTTGCCAGGACCGAGTTGATTTGCGAGCCATCCGACGCAATGCGCCGAGCCTGAGTCATGGCACGCCATAACGCGCATGGGCTCGAAAATTCCGGATATGTCGCCGGGCGTTGCAATCGTCGCAGATAGCGCGCGGTGTTTTTCCACGTCGTAGCCATTCGGTATATCGTGCGGGTCGGTCTCAACGTGCCAGGGGCATCCGATGCATTGGGCCGTGCGCTTGAGTTTCCAATCCTTCACGGCTTTCCCCTCGGTTTGGCTTGCCAGCGCGATGGGAGGAACACGCACGGATAGTGCGCTGAACGGTATTCGTAGGCTCGCTCAAAACGGCATTGCACATAGCCCACTTCACCCATGCGTCCCTCTCCAGCAGTAGAGTTTGCGCAGTTGCCGCAGCGCTCGGGCGGCAGTTCCGGCGTGGTCGGGCTCATCATGCCGGTTTCGGGCCGCGTTTGAATAGCTGCGGGTATTTGGCGCCCGGCGGAACCATCCAGTCGCGGCCGAACTTCACCGCGCCTTTGATCCGCCCTTCCTGGCACAGTCGGCGCACCCAGACTGTCGAGCAGCCCCATTGCGCGGCGGCTTGCGCCGCTGATTTCATTTTTATGCCCATGCGCGTAATATAGTGCAGTATCGTGTACGGTGCAAATATATTTCACAAACCGCTTGCTATTTCGTTTTTCTTGCGGTACTCTTAATTTGTACCGCGATTGCGCGGGAAATTAGGGGGCGGATCATGAGAATTTACCACCACATTGCACCTGCAAATCTGGGTGACACCGATAACGCAGGCGCGCAGCAATACGTTGCTGCGCTCACTAACGCGCTGGCAACAGAGTACCCCGGCGCAGATGTGCGCGTCGATCTGAAATCCGATTTTGCGAACGACGATCAAACTGTTGTTACCGGCGCGCCGAGTACCGGCCCGGATGACGACGAATCAGCGATCAGTGAAAATGTGCACATCGTTGCAAATCGCGTTTGGGAACGGATGTAATGCACCCGGTGGACGCAGCCATCATGTCTGGAGTAATCGCGCTGGCAATCCTCGCACTGTGGCGCGGCTGGTAACTTAACTGCGCTGCGCGGCGGCGCGAAACTCAAGGAGTAGAGCATGCAAGCGCAGATAAAATTGGCAGAAGTGAGGAAGCAGGGACTCAGCGATAACAGCCAAGTCTATAACGTGCTAGTGGACGTTGGAGACGAAAAAGGCGCGATAACGATAGGCGCGATTGACCGCGCGCACGCCGAAGAGATTGCCGACGCGATCAATAACGGCGCCTGCTGGATCAGTTAGCTACCGTCCAGCCGAGGCGATGGAATTTTAACGCGAGAAAGCGACATGGCCCGTCATACCACAAACGAAATGGACTGGGAAACGCTGGAACGCCACATAGAGCGCATCCCGTTCTCCGGGTGCTGGATTTGGATGGGGTCGCTTAGAAACGAGAAGGGTTACGGAACTGTGTGGGCCGGTAATAAAAGTTGGAAAACGCATCGCCTCGCATTTACTCTGGCCCACGGAGCAATCCCCGACGGACTGTTGGTTTGCCATAGGTGCGATGTTCGATCTTGTGTTAATCCAGACCACTTGTTTGCTGGTACAAATTTAGAGAACCTGCGTGATGCTGCTGACAAGAGAAAATATATGGGAATTTCCAAAACGATTTTCCGAAAGGGTGGTGAGATAGCCCGGACAGAGACGTATTGCTTTCACGGTCATCCATTAAGCGGAGACAATCTTTATGTCACCAATGAGGGCTACAGACAATGCAAAGAATGTGCGGCATTGCGCCATCTTAAATTCCGTACCGCCCGCGCTGCGATCGCTAAGGCGACGAAATGACTGAGCACGATGCTGTTCCGATTAGCGCGTCCGAGCTTGCCGAACTGCGGCGGGATGCAGAGCGGCTTGACTATCTCGAAGCCGAGGCGAGCCGGGAACCGATAGTTCTGCATGCCACCCCGGCGTTAAAGGGAGGATATCGCGGGCTTGGGCTATCCAATATCAGCCGGTCTCTGCGCCAAGCGATCGATGATCTGCAACGGGCACGGATTCATAAGTCCTCATAGGAGGAATCATGCAATTTCGTCTCAGACTGGTAAAGCAAATAGAGCGCCCGGTTGATCCCCTGCCCCGCGCGGTGACGATGGAGGAAAAGCGTGCGAGGGCGATTGCTTATCTGCGCGCGAGAGGTATCTATGTTCTCGATCGCGGGGCGAGGGCGCCAAAGTGGAAGGCATGAGACAAGAATCGTGGGAATTTTTTGCGTTCGTCCTGTTCATTCTCGCCATGTTTTTCTTGTTCCAGGGCGAGCCTGACGTGTGGGACACGCTGCATAAAATGGCTATGGGGATGTGCAAATGAGCTACGAAATCTGCTACGCCTGCGGCAAGATCAGGGAGAGCGAGAAATGAGCGAACTATGGCACTGGCAGTGCAAAAGATGCCGCGGCGAGTTTGAGACCGGAGATATTTCCGGCGGCGAGATTTGCCGTTACTGCTGCATGGGTCCATGCAGAAGAATATTTCCGTTCTGGCACGACGATAAACCGTCGGAACTTGCCGATCGGCGCGTCACCACCGGCGCGGGCGACCTGGACCTGGCCGGAAGGCCGTTGAAGCAAGGCGGGTGACGGATGACCTACGAGGAAGAACGCGATGCGCTACTTAAAAACCCATGCAAGTGCGTGCATTGCGCATCGTGTAAAGGATCGGGGCTATTGTGGAGCGGAACGGATGACGCTGATTTGGAATCTGCGCCGTGCGATGACTGCGAAAACGGAATTGTCGAAGTCTGCGATCGCTGTTCCGAACTGGAAGAACTAGCCGCCGCCTTTGGGAGGGACCCGTGGGAATGAAGGCGGGATGCTAGAAATGCACCGCGAAGAATGGCCGCTGAACGCCAACGTCGATTGGGAAACCAAGACTGTGCGTTTTATGGTGCCAGACGGAAGCGGCCTGTACGTTGGCAAACTGTATCCGGGATCGATACAGGCGAACGCGGTCCAGGCGGAAAACGATGCCCTACGCTCTGATATTTGCATTCTGATCGAGAGGTTGCGCTTCCTATCGCCTAAACCTGAAAACTTGGGCGGCGTATCGGTAACGCATGTGTTCGACCGGCAGCTATCGCCGTTCACGCTGATGGAGTTGACGAAGTAGGAATTTCAAAGGAGGGGGCATGGAGCACAAGGTGCAGGTATTTTTGATCGACGACGCGGGACAGGAAAAAGAGGTCTACAAGCAGTCTGTTCCGGCGCTTGATCTGCGCGCGCTCGCTGCATTGGTCAACAAAAAGGCGCGGGCGCCTCGCGCGCAGCCAGCCAAAAAGGATGCTAAGGCATGAGCAACGAAATTGTAGTTGAGCAATTCAGCCGCGCCGAGGACCGCGCGCCAGCCGCGCCAGAATCGCCAATGGCCATGGTAGCCCGCGCGGTGCAGACCGGCATGGACCCGGCGACAATTGCGGCCCTGATGACCTTGCAAGAGCGCTACGACGCGACCGAGGCGCGCAAGGCATTCGTAGTGGCGCTCAACACGTTCAAGGCCAATCCGCCGAAGATTCGCAAAAACGCCGAGGTCGATTTCACCAGCGCGAAAGGTCGCACGCACTATAAATATTCGACGCTGGATAACGTGACCGATACGATAGGCGCAGCACTGGCCGCGGTCGGGTTATCGTTCCGGTGGGACACGGAGCAGCTAGACGGCGGACTGATCGTGGTGCATTGCGTGCTTTCTCACATCCAGGGACATTCGGAGCGCGTGACGCTGAAAGCAAGCCCGGACATCAGCGGCAACAAAAACAGCATCCAGGCGATTGTGAGCACGGTATCGTATCTCCAGCGGCAAACCCTGCTTTCCGCGACCGGGATGGCGGTGCAGGGGACCGATGACGACGCGCGGCAGGGGAAGGCAAACCAGATGCCGGAAAAAACCCTCGCCGGCTGGCTGACGGCGATCGAGATGTGCGAAACCAACGAGCAGGCAGAGGCGTGCTGGATTCAGATTCTAGCGGCATCCAAGGAAGCAGGCGACATCGAAGCACACGAGACGATGCGCGCGGCAATGCTGGCCCGGCGGAAATTTATCAGGGAGAAAAAAACATGAGTCAGCAAGAAGTAGTCGCCTACAACCCCGTCAAGACCGCACTGGCCGACCTGGAGCACAAGTACAAGGCCGTAGTGTTCGACGTGTCCACGCCTGCGGGAATGAGCACGGCGAAAGCCGCCTACAAGGACATCAACGCCTACAGCATCATGCTTGAAGCTGCCCGCGTCAAGGAAAAGGCGGACAGCCTAACTTACGGCCGGTTTGTGGACAGCGAAGCCAAGCGCATTGCCGACCAACTGGATGCTCTGCGCCTGCCGATCAAAGAGCAGATCGATGAAATTGCCAAGCGCGAACAGCGGGAGCGGGAGGCCGCAATCGAGGCCGAAAAACAGCGCATCCTTGCAGAGCAGAAAGCAGCCCGCGAAGCCGAAGAGGCGAAGATGGCGGCACAACGTGCCGAGATTGCCCGCCAGCAGGCCGAGATCGCCCGGCAGCAGCGGGAAGCCGAGGAAGCCGCACGCGCATCGCGCGCCAGGATCGAGGCAGACGAAAGAGCAGCCAGCCAAGCCCGCGAGGAAGCCGACCGCGCCGCTCGGGTTGCGCGCGAGCAGGAGGAAGCAAAGGCAAAGGCTATCCGCGATGCCGAGGAAGCGAAACTCAAGGCCGAGCGCGACCGGATCGACGCCGAGGCGCGCGCTCTGGCCGAGGCCAAACGGCTGGAGCAACAGCGCATTGACGACGCCGCGCGCAAGGTGCGCGAGGAAGCCGAAGCCAAAATGAGAGCAGAGCAACAGGCGGAAGCTGACAGACAATTTGAGGCCGAGAGAAAGCGACAATTCGCAGCCGACACAGAGGACTTTATCCGGCAACTGCGCAGGCGGATAGCGGGTTCTCCCGTGCATGCCGGAATCGCGGCGGCGATCGACGAATATCTTGCCCAAAAGCTGCCGGCATGAGCGACAGCTTCGACAAATTCCTTGAGCAGGGCGAACAGCAGAGCATCGAATGGTTGACATCCAGAATCGGGCACGCGACCGGTTCCCGCTTCGACGACGTTATCCGCAAGTTGAAAAGTGGCAAGCCCTCGGCTGCGCGCTATAACTACATGATGGAAACGGTAATCGAGCGCCTGACGAATAAGCCGAGCAACTATTATTTCAGCACCGCGATGCAATGGGGACTGGCGAACGAGCCAGCCGCGCGTTGCGCCTATGAGGCCAAAACCGGTGCTTTAGTCGAGCAAGTCGGATTCAAGCACCACCCGAGCATAGAATGGTGCGGCGTATCTTCTGACGGCATCGCGGACGATGACAGGACGATAGAAATAAAGTGTCCGTACAATCCATTCAATCACATTGAAACCATTCTCAACGGGATGCCAGAGGAACACATGGCACAAGTGCAAGGCGGACTTGACGCATGGGGGTTTCAGTCTTGTGATTTCATTAGTTTTGATCCACGCATGCCGGAAGACTTGCAACTTTACGTGCAAAACATTGCACATGATCGAGCATACATCACCGCCATGCAGGCAGAGATTATCGTGTTTCTGCAAGAAGTGGCCGCGATGGTCGAAAAGTTGAAGGCAATCAAATGACCCTGGACGAAATGATCCGCTGCGCCGGCCGCGAGCTTGGACTGAGGCGCGCGGTATATCCGAAGTGGGTAGCGCAAAAGCGCATGGATCAAGCCGATGCCGACTTCGAGATAGCCTGTATGGACGCAATTTATTCATACCTGAAAGCGGCAAAAGAATCCAGCCCGCCGCCGCAGTCAGCCTCGCCCGACGGCGTAAGTCTCCCTTCGCCGAACGGTGCGGGCGGCGGAGCTGGACCCGAGTCAGCAGCGGCGCAGGGTAACGGGAGCACTGGCGGCGATGCCGGTCCCGAGTCGCCCCCTGCGCCCGCTGCTGCCCCGACCGACGCGGAACTGATCGCGGACATTGAAAAGCGGGTGAAGCGGCGTGACTTCGACTCGGCGTTTGACCTAGCGCGCGGGATTCAGGATCAGGACTTGAACACGAAAACGGTTGCGCGAATCAACAAAGCACTCGCATTCGTGGCGGCGAAGGCAGTGGCGAAGTGAGCAAGCCGAGCGAGCGCACAATCAAGTTGCGATTGAAAGAACTGCGCTCACTGATCGATGGCAGCAGCGATCCTGCGGTACATCGGATCGCCTACGCGATGGAGCACGCGATTCGTTGGGCTACGCTTGATACTACCGGATGGGAAAGGCCCGCACAAACAGCCTTGGATTTGGCTGCAATATTGCGAAAGGAATTAAACGAATGAGCGCCGACCGGAACGGCATCGCGCACAAGGGCGAGTGGTTTGCCGTGCGCCGTGCCGATGGGCGCCTGAGCGGCAGAATGTGCCGCTGCCCGTACCGCGCAGCCGAGCACGCCATGAGCGCCTACCGCGTCGCGTGGTGGCCGGAATTGGTCGGGCGCGGGATACGCATTGTGGCTGTGATGGAGGAAAAATGAGCGCCGAGCCAACGCTTGCGGAGCAACTGCGCGAAATGATTGTTCCTCCTGCCTGCGTTGAGTTGATCGAGCAGGCTGCCGTCCGCCTGGACGATCTTGAGCGCCAGATTGCAAAGGTGCAGTACTGGCGCGACCGTCATTGCCGTGAGAGCGAACAGCACGCACAGCGTTCTGGCGAAAACTGGAAAGCGTGGAAGGCCGCAGAGCGCCAGCTTGCGACTGTGGCGCAGGAAGAATGCGAAAGGTGCGCAACGATATGCGAGGAACAGAATAAATTTACACCATGGCAGGATAAAGAGCATTACAAAATGGCTGCGCAGTGCGCATACGCCATTCGTGCCCTCGCCCCGCACGCCAAGCAAGAACAGGATCCAGGCGAGTCTGCTATCACTCTGCCAGATTTAACAACCAGGATGTACTCGCACGCAGGCAAAGAACCGGGGGCGGCGCCTGCCCCGATACCGACCGAACGCACGCCGCTGGACGCAGCAATCAAGATCGCAGAACTAGAGCGCGAGTGCGCCCGTCTACAGCGTGAACTTGAGCAAGTTTGCGATGGCGCGCGCGGGTCGATGCGGAACAAGGATACGCACATTGAAGCATTGCAAAAAGATAACGCCCGCCTGCGCGCCGTCGCCGAGGCGGCAAAGGCATGGATGGATCATCGGATAGAGACAGATTGGGATGCTCTTGTCGCCGCCGTCCGCGCGCTGGAACGGGACGAGGTGAAGTCGTGAACCGTGACTGCAACGGAGACTTTTTCAGAGCCGATGGGAAACGATATTATAGGTGCCTTCTGGACAGCACCGTGATTCGGGTATTCCATGGCGTACAGGGAGAAAAATGCCCGAACTGCCTCAGAATAATAGACGCTCAAGACTTTGGAGATGTTGAAGTAAAAATCGTAAGACAGGTCACTGTTGATTCCAGAACTTACCTGCTGCCGGATACCGATCAGGTGAAATCGTGAGCAAACTTGACGAGCGCGTGAGCGACGACGAATTGCGCAGAATCGACAAGGACGGAAACATACCCGGCCTTGGCATAATTTGGCGCATGGCCCGCGAACTGATCGAACGCCGCCGTTCTGAATATATCTGCCCGCAGTGCGGATTGCGAAACGCAGGTAACGCGGAACCGGAGCAAGATTCAGACGGCGGGATTGCGTGGTGAGCGGTCAGGCGCGCGCGGTATATGATTTCACCTTATGAAACTGAGAAAGCGAACCTTGATTAAGCTATTTGAAGCTGTTCTCGAACTGTGCGGCGATGACGAGAATTTGCGCGGGGTCGCCGAGGCGATCGAGATGTACCTCGCTGAGCAGACTGATCCTGCATTTCACGATGCGGAACGCGAAACCGGATAGCGGGACATCCCGGATTGTGCCGTCAAGCATTATTTTCGCGCGCGCTTTCATAGGCAAAAGCCGTTTCACAATCCGGTATCGCCTTCCGTGGTGGAATCAGGGTGTACGATTCTGGCCAACTAGCTTTTCTTCGGCTTTCGCCTGCGCAAAGCCATCCCTACGAAAAAGCACGCTCAGGGCGCGCGTGCGCTCTCCCGGTGTTGCTACCTAAACCAAGGCGATTTGCTTGGTTTGGTTCTGACTTTTTTTTAATGGGGTTGACCTAGAAAATGCCGTCCGGAGGGGTTCGGGAAGGTTTTGGGGTTCAGGCCGAAGCGAACAATTCAGCTTCCGCCGCGCGCCTCCGCGTCAGGCCAGCAATGATCTTCCCGTCGTCTTTGTTCCAGCGCGAGAATTGACCTTTCGCCGCGTCCATTTTGCCCGCATTAATCAGCCGCAGCATGGTGGAATTCTCGAACGCCTCGCAGCCGATATTGAAAACCAAGCTGCATAAAGCATCAAACTGTGATTGCGTCAGCGTGGTTTCGACACTCGTAAGGATGCATATTTCGGCTTCGTTAGCATCACGCCTGAGCCAATCCAGCGCTTCCTGCGCGGTGCAGGTATCCCCCGGCTCAACATCGTCCGTATGGCCGAAACCAATGCTCCAGACTCCGCCGCCGTCTCGGTAAGCTGTAAGCCGAAGCGATTCAAAGGACCGGATAAGAGCCAGCCCTTTTTCCGAAGTGGTCACGCGGTCTTCGCTTCCTGCGCGCGCCGCCGGGCGATTGCCAAGACCTGCTCCGCCCTCGCTACGTCGTCATCCTGCGCGAGCGCCAGAATCTCGGCTTCGCTGAGGTCGCGGCCCTCGGCCTTGGCCTTGGCAAGCGCGGCCGAATAGGCGGCGGCGCGGTCAACCAGGCCGAGGATGATTTGGAGTGCCAGTATCTCGCCTGGTCCCATTATTGCCCCCTGGAGGTTAGGTATGCTTCAAGCGCGACCAGCGTAGCATTGACCGCCGTCAGTTTCCCATCGGCGGCATTCAGGTCGATCTTGCTCATGGTCGCGGCAAGGTCAAGCCCGGCCTTGGCCGCGTCGTTCGCAGCCATCGTGTTCTCGCCGTCCTGGGCACTGATCTTGCCCGCATCCATCAAGGATACCGATGCGCGCCGCACAGCGGTATTCAAAACGTAAGCCGCGCCGAGCCTTTTGTTGAAGGTGTCGATGTCTGGGGCGAGCAGGACGCTGCCGAGCGGGTTTGTGCCGCTTGCGCACCCAGGCAGCACGCCCGGAAACGAGAAAAACACAGCGAGCAAAAGAATCCGCAACAAGTAGAGCATTTCATCTCCTAATTATTAGGGGTTGGAAACCATTGCGAGCACGGCGAGAAACAGAATCACCGCCATGATCGCCATGCCGATGTCGGTCCATTTGACATACCCGTTCTGCCTCAACATGCAAGGATTTCTTGACGGTTCACGGACAAACCCACTGTGCGATAGTGCGCCAGTAGGACAGCCTCTTTCGCAGGATTGGCGCACACTGCGTAACGCCGCCATCCTCGACGACGAAGCCAGCGCACAGATAATGCGTCACCACGCGATACAGACCGTCTTTCAACATTTCAGGAACCTACACAGCAGCATGACCGCGCCGCAGCAGAGCGCGTAGGCTGCGACGGCGATTGCCATATTCTCAAGGGTCAGAACCATCCCTAAAAACTCTTTCCGTTCCAAACGATCGGAATTTCGGTGTTTTTGCCGCGCATCAATCGCGCAGACTCAATCATATCGAGTCGGATTTCGATACCTGTATGTGCGCCCAATCACAACGTCACGCCCATCTTTCGTCTTGCCCACAATGCTGAAAATGAACCCGCCGCCGCTCTCGAAGCAGAAGTAACGGTCAATTGAAACCGGGCGCGGATTGTTCGCCATGCGTGCATTTTAATGGCCTGAGAGCGGATTTGCGATAACGTCGGGAAGGCTTGGCGCAACAATCGCAATCACCTTCTGTGCGTCCTCGGCCGGGACAAGAGGCGTCGCACCGGTCACGCGGTTCGCTAGGACGATGCCGGTATTGAGCGCCCGCGCTTCGCGTTCCTTCACGGCTTGGTCCATCCGATACACATTCCACTGGCTCAAGCCGACTGAGAGCAGCACCAGGAAGCCGCCAAATCCCTCCGCTATCGCCGCCGTGGTCGCGTCGGATAGGTGGTGCCCAAGGGCGGCTGCAATCGCCCCGCAGCCCAGGATAACGGCGCGGCCGGCGGACTCTAAGCGAGCTTGGAGCAATGGGTCCATTATTCGCGCGGCCTCCGATTGCCGCGCCATCTAATATCGAATGTATTTGTAGATAAATAATCAACTTGCAAATAAGCCGTGCCATGCGCGATATTGAACGATTCACCTACTTTTGCATCCGGCGGTAGCATCCATGTTCCTAAAGCTCGCGTAGCCGCAGTAAGATCATTGCGCGCTTGGCATTCAGATGACTGCGCCGCTTTTAAATAGGCTACGGCCTGCTCCCATTCCTTTATGAGTCGCACACCCTCGCGCACTACGTCTGTTTCTGGCCTTACAATATCGGCAGTCATGAAGCGCCTCCAACGCTGATTGATTAGGACCGCGCACGGCGTTGAATGCGCCTGCCGGTCCGCCCATTCTATGCCAAGTTTGGCCGAATGACACAGGTTTCTGACCTGTCAGGGCCGAGTCCTCGCGGATACCCGAACCTGCGCCATCCGGTTTTCAATTTCAAGCATCCCCCGTTCGCCGGTTGTGCGGAGACATTGCCGCCTGCATCATGTTGCTAATGATCGAATCGAGCTTCTTCTCCATCTTGGCATCGAGCGAGTTGAGTTTCGAATCGATCCTCATATCAAGTGCTATCACCTGTTCGCGTATGCTTTTCTCGGCGTCCCGGCGTTCACGGCGGTCATTCATTTCCCGTACTTCATGTTTCTCGAAATCAACTGTACTGATGGTCTTCTTGAGCGCTGCCTTTAGCGCGCCGAGTTCTGCTCGCGTAATTGTGTAGAGCAGCCCCACTAGCGCGCCAACCAGCCATGCGGCGTACTCAACTAAATGCTGTATCAAAAATTGCGCGAAATTGGCTTCATTCATTGGCCGGGACGGATCCGAAATGCGGAACGGCATTATGCACTTTATGCCCCTGCCCTGTCGGTTCGCCGCGCGTAAACAGGCCAAAAGTCACGCTTTAGGCGCGCATCGCCTGCTTCGCGCTCGGTCATCACGCTGTCAGCGCCGCGAGCTGAGCCCCGCTGAATTGCGTCGGAAAAATACGGATGTTGCGCATGAAGCCGTTCGGCTGACTGCCAGAACCAGATGACGCGATGAAGAGTGCGGCTGCGGAAAATCCCATGTCCCCGTCGAATCCAAGCGCCGCGCTCGCCACGCCGTTCAGCGCGGTCTGAGAAACGGTTCCGCCCCAACTGAACGCTATTTTCTGGACCGCTTGTGAAGGAATAAACGCATTGCCGGAACGATTGGTCGTGCCATCGAATAGAGTCAGTTTGCCTGCCGCACGATACAGGGCTGCATTGCTTGAACCCAGGAACCAGTTATTGTCAACGATGTTCGGCATCACCACTTCGGCGTAGGCTGTGCCCTGCGTTCCGCTGATGTTGCCCGCGCTCGGGAATGACAGCGTATCCCAATCCGTGCGGGCGATGCCTGTACTTGCCATCGGGCTCGTTGGAATCTGCGTTGGCGTGAGTGGCTCGAACTGGTTGACGTCAACTTCGATCACGTCTCCAGCCGTACCCATGACGATGCCGAAAACAGAGTTGAGGATGCTCGCGTTCAGCCACACTCGCGTCTTAGTAACGGTGTTGATTTGCGCTGTCACATCCTGTGTCGTCGCGCCTTGCTGTATAACGATTGTTCCGTTGCCTGATACGCGGCGCAGGAATACGGAGTAGGCGCGCGATGAAGCTGCTGCAACGAGCGTTTGCAGGATCGAGCCGCCGGGCGCGGTGCAGGTCAGCGTTGTGCAAGCGTTTGGCACGCCGTCGATGCCGGTTGCCGTCTTGGTTGGCGTGATGCCCACTGCGGTCCATGCTGCGTTCGTCATGTCCCGGATCGCCGCGGTTGGGCTGACGAGTTGCGTGCCCAGGCCTTCGGCAAAATAACCGCCATACGCGCCAACCGCGGTGTCCTGCCCAAGATATCCGCTCCTCTGTATGCCGTTGCCGATTGGCGCCCACAGACCCGATGAGAGCTTCGTCCAGGCAATCGAGCTGCGCGTAAAAGTGGCGACAGGCGAACCCGCTGACAGCGCTGGAACCGTGTTGACGATGCCGTTACCGAGGTCGTTTAGCGGCAAATAGAATGATGGAAACCCTAAACCACCGGCACCACCCGATCCACTTGTAGTCCGAACGAACTTCCGGCGTTGACCGGCGCGAAGCATCTCGTAAAATCCTCGCTATCTAAGTGGGAAAAGAGGGTGCTTTGGATAACTCAGGCTGCAATCGCCGCCGCAGCCTTTAATCTTGCCGCCTTGCACACAGCGACGGCATTAGCATAAATGCCGTCTCCTGCCGGGATTCCGGTTGTAAGCACGAAATCCGTCGCATCGGTCACGCTCAACACAATATCGGCGTGCCATTTCGTGCCGTTCGCATAGTCCCCGTCATACGGATTCGAGTCCTTGCACAACAGGACCGCATCTCCGGCCAGCATGCCAGCCGTGCTGTTGACCCGAACCGTAGTCGAAGCGCTCGATGCATCTGCGATGAGCGTCAGATCGAGCTTCTTTACGCAATACCAGCCCGTTGTTTCCGCAGCATCGAGTTGGGAATTCTGTACAAAATCGCCCTTCACCATATCGAAGAATGCGCTTACCGGCGGTACTGAGTGAAAGTTCACCAGTGCTTTGTCGTCAGCCAGCCCCATGAACACGTTGTCTGCGGTGATGTCCTTAAGAATACGAGTCTGCGGTGTGGCGTCGAAGGACACGCCAGCGCCAAACAGTCCGCCACCAACAACTGTATTGCCGAGCACGTTGTTTTGGAGGATAACTCCCTGGCAGGCGACGCCTATCAGATCGATCGCCGAGTTCACCGGCGGTGAATTTGATGTATTGCCGTCAAGGATCGTGTTGCCAATGATGCGAGTGGAGACGCAACCGTTCAGGTACATGCCGGAGTGCCCGGAGCGCAGTATGATGTTATCGCTGATAAGAGGCGACTTTAACGGCAGGCTGGAAACAGCAAACGATATGATCCCGTTGTCGATCTGATCCAGGCACTGATTGCCTTGTATGGTGTAAGCGGTCAGAGCGCCAGTGTCCATCCGCACGGCATTGTTTCCACCGCGAATCACGTTGTCTTTCACGCTGATTGCAGCAACACAGGTGTCATTCAAGACTGACCCGATGGCGTAGGAAGTGATGCCTTGCGCAGCATCGAGCGTGATGGTATTGCCGTACTTGTACCGATAGCACGGTCCCGCAGCTGGCAGCATGTCGTGGATGGCAAACGCCAGCCTGCCGTTGGCCGAGGAATGAATCCTGTTGCCTTGAACGACAGCGGAGAGCGCCCTGCTAAAAAAGATCGCAACGGCGTTCTTGCTGCCCTTGCCAGTGTATTCCAGCAGGTTGTCCGATATGACGATGCTCGTACAGCCGCCGTCGCCCTCGTAGATCGAGTATCCGATCCCGGTGCCTGCATTGCCGTTGTCCACACTTGAATAAATATTCCTGAACGTGTTGCTGGTCACAAGGACATCATCGGCGAAGAAGGCATACACACCGACAGGGAAGTTACACGTGTAGGCACCGGCTGCCGCAGTATGCTCAAAAGTATTCTGCGAAACGATTGCCGCGCGCGTCCTTGTCACACCGTCGCCGCTGAGATAAACACAGTTGCAGTGATTCAGGAAACTATTCAGGCATACCTTGACGTTGGTACATTGGTGCAGATACAGCGTCTTGTCCCGCAAAAATCCGCCTGCATTGGCAAGCAGCGCATCGTCCGTGATGCGCTCAACGATCACGTTGTCGCAGGAAAATGCCGATAGCGGCGTGCAGTAGCCTGAAAACGACAGTCCAATGAGCGTGATGTTCTTCCGGCCCGTCGCCTGAAACACGTTATAGAATTGGTTTCCGGCGTTGTTCGGTAGCGCGCCTGCCGCGTTTAATCCAACGATCTTTGCACCAGGCCCAAAGACCGTAACGTTGTCCGCCAGGATATTGTCCGGGCCAAGCGCCCCGTTTCCGCGCTGCACCTTATAGGTGCCTGGCGGAAAGTAAAGCACGCCTCCGTTCGACAAGGCCGCGAGCGCGGCATTGATACCGCCGATGCTATTGATCGCTCCTGTCGGATCGACTGCGGGACCGGATATGCCATCTGCGAAAAAGTCGAGCACGCTGACGAGGTCACGCCCTTTCGATTGCAGGGTTCGGGCAATTGCGCCTGCGCCGGCTTGCAGGAAGCCGACAAGGGCGGAGCCGCCTGGGGCGCCAAGCGCTGCGGAAATACCGGCGCCAACTGAGCCAATGCCAACAATATCGTCCTGCGTCTTGATTGTGTTGCCGAGAGAATCCTTTAAGACAAACCTGTATCCAACTCCATCGGTAAGAAATATTTCAAACGGTACGCGGCCGTCAGCGCCCAAAACGATTGGATTGGAATTCTGAGTTGCTCCGGTCGCGCTCGTAAATGTGGGCGCCGGCGTCGTCGTTCCGGTGAGGAAGGTGTCAATCGTCCCCCAATTATTGGGGTTTCCGCCGCGCAGGAAGGATTGGTAGAACGCGCCTACGGAAGCGGCCAAACTCACTGACACAATAGTTCTCCTGTTGCCGTTTTGTGTGCTATAAACGAATTCCACGGGGAGGGAGCATGATTACATTTCTTTTTTGGTGCTGGGTAATTTGGTGTCTGTGCTCTGCCGCGCACGATGAATTCAGGAAAGCCAAAATACGCCGCCACATGCGCGAAAGCCTTGCAGTCGGAGCCGGTATTGCTAGGAAAAAGTAAATTCATTTTTTTCCAATATCCTTAAGCGATATTCCGGCGCCGGTTTGGAGCGATTTTGTCATAGCCTGATTGGCCGAGTAATTTGCGCCGACAGATCGAATCATGCTGCCAATGGGGATCAATCCAAATCCGAAAAGTTTGTTCACGGCGCCTTCCGCTAATCCTTTCGCGTGCTGCCCAAGAGCGGCCGTAAAAGTGTTAGATGTGTTGACAAACGATCCGCGCGGCTGATATACAGTGTTGTGCGCAACCTCCCCAACATTCTGAAGCGTTTTTGCCGCGTCGCGCCCGACAATCTGCGGGAGTTTTTCACTCAGCCCGTTTAAGGCTTTGTTATAGCCCGCCTGGCTGAAATTGTTTGCCTCCGTTCCCGCCTGCTGTTTCAGGTGGTTGATAATGCCGGCTGCCATCGCTTGATGTTCGACTGTGCCGGCGCCAAGATTTCTGACCATCGTCGTCACATCGCGCACCGGTGCCGCAATCACGTATTTCTGCATGAACTTGTCCGGCGCCACGTCATTCACCGCGGCTTGATATGCGGGATCCGCGCGCAGCAGATCGAATCGCGCCTTGGCGGCGCTTCTGGCGGCGTCAGCAACTGGTTTCAAGGCGGCCGCTTCTGGCGTCAACGGCAGCGCTTCAAGAGCATCCCGTACCAACCCAGAAGCGTATTCGGTATTTCCGTCGCCTGAGCGCGCAGCCTTGCGCATTTCGGAGGCTAGATTGGTACGCATCGCTTCGTATTGCTCAAGATTCATTGGCTCGCCGTTCTTCCACCTATCCAACTGCTTGGCGATCGGCGCAGGGACGAAATCCGTTTTAAGTTTCTTTGCTAATCGCGCCTCCGCATCCATAGCGAGCGCTATGCCGTCAACGGGGAAACTTCCGCCGTTAGCATCCTCCAGCGCCTTATACTTGGACGAAATATCCGCGCTAATTGCCGCGTCTTTGGTTTGATAGCCCTTGATGATCGTGGCCGCGTTTTCGCTGGGCGTTACCGCGTACACGTCAGGCGCTACCTGATCTCGGACGGCAGTCAAGTTTTCGTGCAGTTGCGGGCTCTGTTCGGCGAAGCGCTGCGCATATTCCGGCATTTTGGCGCGGCTATTTTGCTCAATCGAAATCTGCACCGGATCGCGCGTGGCTTGCCCCATCGTGAGTTTTATCGGCACAGGAAGCGAATCGGCCTGTACATGCCGCGCCAAGGCTTCCGGGTTCACATCCTTTACGGCCCGCGTCGCCTGTTGCATTTCAGCGCTCGCTCCGGCAATTGTTGCCTCAGTTGCTGCACCGCGCGTTGCCGCGGCGGCCCCCACGCTGCCGAACGCCTCGTTCGCTGTAGTTGAAACCTTGCCGCCAATGCCCAAACCTTTAACGATCATGCCCGGTGTAACCATTGCGCTCCCGGCCTTGATCGCCGCCGCCTCGGCCGGGCTCAGAGTGCCTTTTTCGGCGCCATAATCCGCAATCGCGCTACCGGCCGCATAGGGCCAGTTCAGAGGATTCCAGTTTGAGCTAATTCCGCCAACAATCGCCTTTGCCACATCGCCCTGCGGTTGGTGCGTCAGGGCGTCCCTTGTGGCCTCGACTGCCTTGGATGCTGCCTCGGTATCGCCGCCGGTAATGGCGAGCTTGTACAGGCCATGCAAGCCGCCCACGACGGCGCCAGCCGCCCCACTTGCCAATGCCTTACCAACTTCGCCAAGGGTATCAGCCTCTCCTGTGGCCGCGCGGATTGCGATCTTGCCCATACCTATAGGACCGCCCCTTACGCTTTGGATTAAATCCTGTCTGGTAATCGGCGATTTGTAACCGGATTGCGCCGGCGCAGCAACAACGGTTTCCGTTGTTCCGCGTGGAACCGACAACCTGTCCCAATCCGCCGCGTAATCGTTCGCAGGGGGCGCCTTGCCGGCGGGCAGCGAGTCCCATTCCGCAGCATAGTCCATTATTGAATTAGTTAATAACTTAGTTATTTAATATGTCCGAAGTGCTGGAAAAATCGCAGCTTGTTGCCGAATTCAAGCTGCTCCTGCGGATTCATGGCCTTTTTCATTTCGGCGCGTTCGGCAGTCGTCATTGTTGGATATTGGAGCACGCGCGGGTCGGCGTTCGCGTTGAATTCCGTCGCCGCCTGCGTATAGGCAGCCGGATCGTTCGCCACCTTGCCCAAGTGCTTCGCCCGGACCAGTGATAATTGCTGCTGTGCAATAACCTGATCTGCCGCTTTTATGATGGCTTCCTTGGTCATATGCACGTTCGGATTTGCCACTTCAGACAGTTCCTTGGCGAGATTGGTGTTGCCGCCGGCGAGCGCCAGCATGTTCGTGTTTTTGGCGAGGAGGTCCGTATCGGTTTTTTCCATCTGCCCCGCGTCCATGCCGATCAGGCCGGCCAGGCCGGCGAGGAATGCCCGGCGATCCTGACCGACGCCAGACACGGCCCCAGGCGCGTATTTCTTGATTTCCTGCAAGACACCTATGTTCTGACTCGCTTTCTGGCCCGCGGCGAAAGTCTGCTGCCAGTCGGCGGCTGCCGTGCCCGCATTCAGTCGCATGGCTTCAGTTTGCCCGACCGGAAAGGACGGCATCCCGGTTCCGCCGCCAGCCGGTTGCCCGCCAGCTCCAGACTGCCCGGTGCCCTGCCCCGCGCCGCCAAGCGATCGCGTCCCTACAATCGTGCCTTGCGGCGAGCGCTGGACGATGTACTTGTTTCCATCCGGCCCGACTTCGACCGTTTCCAGGGCGCCCGGCGCAATCGTAACGGGGGCCCCGGCACCAGGTGCGTTCTGACCAACGGTAACGGATCCAGGCGCACCGCCCACGCCAGGCTGCGTTATGGTCTGCTCTAGTTTGCCGCCAGTGCTCGTCAAGCCCGGTTGCGGCGCAAGGCTCGATTGCTGTTCTACCGACCCCATCAACGATTGCGACGCCCGGACAGCGACATCGGCGACGTGCGGCCCCGGCTGTGTCATACCAAGCACCGTGGAGTAGGAATCGATCAGCTTATGCAGCTCAGGATTGTCCGGGTTCGTCGTTTTGAGGTTCTGCAATTCGCTGTCATAGATTGCCGGGTCTGTGATTTTGGCGCGACCTAGGATGCCGATGGTATTGGCGACAATGCCGCGCTGCGATTGCGTGAGGTTCTGCTTTGCATTAATCGCCGCAGTCTGCGCATTGGAGAGCACGGAGAGCTTTTGAAGCACCTCGCCGCCGGTATAGGGTGCGATCTTCGGAATGGCGGCGTTCGCCTTGTCCAGATCGATGCGCCCATTGGTCTGGAAATTGTCCGGGTTCGCCATGAATTGCTGCAAGCGCAGGCGTTCATCGTTCGCCTGCTGCGCCTTCTGCAAGTCGATATTTCCGGTTTGCAACTGCTGCGCTTTCCCCGCAACGTCCAGCATGGACCCGAGCGTATTCATCGGGTTTTGTACTTGCGGCTGCGCAATAAAACCGTAATCCGGCATGGCTAATTGCTAAAGAGCGTATCTAATGCGGGCGGACTTGATCCGCCGCCACGCCCAAGGAATTGAGGCAGCGCGTACCAGCTTGCGGCGTTTTGCAGCCCGCCCGCCAGCGCATTTGCGGTGCCTACGGTGCCCGCGGCCTGCGCCGCGCCGCTCGCAATCTGCGACTGCGCCGCATTGCCTGAAATGGTAGCCCCGGCATTGCCCACGTTTGCATTCGCCGTCTGTCCGAGTCCGGCGATATTCGATAGCCGGTTAAAAATGTTCGTCTGATTGGCCGAATAGTTGGCGAAGGCGTTTTGATAGGCATTCCCGGCGAAGTTCTGCGCGTAATCGTTGACGCCTTTCAGCGTGTTGCCACTGAATCCGGTTTGCAGGTTAGAGGCATTTTTGACCGCTCCCAAGCCCTGATCAAGTTGAAACTGGTAATTCGGCGCAAGGTTCGCGTTCAAATCTCCCGCGCCGAATTGATGAGTGAATTGCGGTTGCAGCGTGGCGATATCGTTCAGTGCGTTGTAGCCAGCCTGCCGATACGGAGCCTGCTGCTGGTTGATCGTATTGAACATCTGCAACTGCTGGTCCGTTGCGTTGTTCGCCGCGCTCGATGCTTGATTGGCGGCCGATTTAGAGGCGCCAGCACTCAATGCGCTGCCAAGCAATGCGCCACCGCCCAGAACCAGTGCAGTCTCAATACCCATTGCCTATTCCTTCACAAACTTCCCGTCGTCTGCATTCGAGAACCCGAGCCGCTTCAAAATGCAGTGCATGTACTCGTGCCCCGGCGTTACTCTCGTCATGTTTTGGCCGCTGAATATTTCATTCAGCAATCCCTTCGTTGCCCAACGCTTACGCCATTTCGGCAATACGGACGCATGCACTTCCCCATCCTTGCTGTATACAGCCCCGATAATCTCTCCATCGCGCACAATCGCTCGCACATTCCATTCTTTGAGCTGCGCCATGTACTCAGCCAATCCGACATGCTCTGTCCAATCAGTCGCAGCAAAGCCTACCAGCAAGGCATCGTCGCGTGCATTAGTAAGGGCGGTAGTCATGTCATCAGCCCGTTCGCAATTAAAGCAGCACGCATATTGTTCAGCAGCGCTATCGCCGCGTCACGGTCTGCCGCTGTACTCCATGCGCCCGCCGCCGTCCCTATTCCGCCCGCAGGCGCCGCGCCGCCTGAGGCCGAGGCGGCAGGAAATCCGAGGACTATGCGGGTCGCAGCGGCATCAGCCAGCGTGAGCAACGCGCGCCCGAATGCCGTCGTCGTCAGCAGTGCGATTGCGCTAAGGTCGGGGTCCAAAGGCTGAGAGGCAGCAATCGCAGCCGCCTGCGCCGTGGCAGCCGATCCCAACGGATCACTTGCTGCTTGTGCGGCCAAGGCTGCGCCTGCAACGTCATAATTGCCGACCGGCGTAAATGCAGCAGTCCCCAATGTTCCGCCGTCTATCAGCGCGATACCATCGATACCTCCAAATAGCGCGACGTTGCCTGCAACTGAAACCACTGGCCCTGTTACTGTTCCAGTGCCGGCAAGCGCGGCCTGCTCCTCGCGGAAATACATCTGCCAGGTAAAATCCATGTACCCGGCAGCGTCGATCAACTTGCATTCCGGGAAATGGGTCTCTGCCATCAATTGCTCCCGGCGGAAGCGTTCAGATTCGCCGATACCACCACGCGAAAAACAGGATCAGTTACGAGTACTTCAAATACCCGATCGCGCGCCCAGCCAAGCCTGCGCTTGATCGCTCGATTCTTGTACTCGCCCATTTTTCCGAGTTTCAGGATGTGGTCATTGCCCCAGGTAAAACCGCCATCGTTTGACCATCTCAAGATGCATTCCGGGTCCGACCCCTGCCCCGCATTCAATCCGACGCCAGGCTGGAATTGAATCTGCAAATCGTGGAAAAATTCCCGTTTCAAATCACTCGTGAGATGCCGGCAACGGCGCAGGCATGGCAATATCGCGCCATCGTCGGTAAAGGTGGATTCGGAGAGCGCGTAGATTTTTCCGTTCTCGAAGTCCCCGACTACGATATCGTCGCCGAACACGGCCGCGCAATTGCTGCGATGCCTGTGGTAGCGCCCGAACGGGTCGCGCCAAGCCCGTTTGTGCCACATGGTCGTCGCCAGGTCGTAGCACCAAGTCACGTCCTGAGTCGGAAACGTGAGCATGTAGAATTCATGGCCAGACTGCGAGTAGGTGTAGCCAACAGCGTCCGCCGTGACCGCATATTTCTGAATCGCCTGCTCTACCGCAAAGGTTGAAATGCGCTGCGGCACGGGGATTGCCGCGCCCCAGGTAATAACGGTAGCGGCCCCGCGCGTATCCTGCGCGAGGAACGCGATGCCTTCGCCCAGGCGCGCAATGGAATGCGGCGCCCCGCACCCATGCTGCATTGATGAACCGGGGATGATGGCGAAGGTAAAGGGGAACGTGCCGACATTGACCCATCGCTCGCTATAGCGCTCGCCAAGCAATAGCACCTGGCGATGGTCCGCGATCAGCGCCACGATATCGCCAGAGGCGCCGAGCATCGTGCCTAGATTCAGCGGGCTGGATGTCGCCACATCAACGTCGCTCGATCCCCATTGGTTCGTTCCAGGCCGGTTGTAGACGAAAAAGTTATCCACCTCGTCAACCCAATCGGCCCCGGTAAATGCGCCATCGGCAAGCACCGAGAACGCGTTCGTCGTCCAATTGTAGCTGTAGCGGTTTGGGCCATCTACGATCATGGCGACGAAATTGTTATCTGCAATATGCACGATGCCGGTTGCGGTTGAGAGCGTGCCGACTGCCGTAACGGTATAGGCGAGCGTCACCAGATAGAGCGTGTTGCCTACCACGGCGAGCATGAGCGTGCCGTCGGTGAGCGTGTGCAGCGCGCGAACTTCGCCAATAGGAAATTCGTGCCGCGTCAAAAGTCCGGGAGTCGGCAACAATGCGATTACGCCGCGCTCGCCCTCCTGTTTTGTAGGATCAATTTCCGGGTACCAGTTCACGCATTCCTGATTATTTTCTGTCAGGGACGCGGCAACATATGAAGCGCCGACAAAATTAAAGTCCATGCGTATTGTTCATGGAATGAAACCGCCGCCAAGTATCCAATTCGACGGCGCGCGACCGCTGTGGGTCAATAGCGCCGGATCAAAACTCGCCACATAAGGTGGGTTTGCGTTTGTTCTTTTTACCCAAGCGCGCGAGTCCGCGGCGTTTTTCAAAACCAATTGCACCAGACCGGAGTCGCCCGCCTTTCCATATTCCGGCAAAAGCTGCTCGGCGAGATTCCAGCGGATCGCCTGCGCATAGCCTTGTGGCAGCGTTACCACGTCACTCAGCGTCGTAAATGCCTGGAGCACGGTTTCTGCAAACAGATGCATTTCACCAGACCCCGGAACCGGCCAATAGGTGATATTGCCTACCGGGTGCGACGGTTGGTAGTAGAGCGCGCGCGGCCACGGCCCGCCCTGCGACTTCAAGCCAATCAATTCCCACGTTTCGACATTGAGCACCGCAACCGGATAATCCAGCGTCGCCGATCGCACGAAGGCGCTATTGATGCGCAGAGGCCGCTGGTAGTAGGTCTGCATCGCCTCGGCAGCGATTGGGACGGCGTAATTGATATTTACGCTATAGGTGCCGATGCCTCCAGCGCCGGTCTGAAACGCGACAATTTGCGTGCCCACTGTGACGCCCGCGCCAGTGATGTACTGGCCGAGCGCGATATTGCCTGACGGAATGACGGAAACGGTCAAGGTCGTCAGAGATAGGGCGCCCGTGAATGCGCCGCCGACAGTGCCGCCTTGACCTATCGTGTAATTCGCAAGATTGGTTTGCAGCGTGTGGATGATTTCCGTCACATACGGAACCATCAGCGTGGAATTGCTCCACGTCTCCAAAAGTTCGTTGAGCGTTTCAAACGCATCATTCGCGTCCTCCTGGTCAGGTGGTTCGCCTGCGGCGCACGCCCCGATAGCGCGCAGGGAGCGCGTGACGAGGTCTAGCGCCTGAATCATGGCGCTAAATTCCTACGCCAGCTTGGACCTTGATTACGGCCGTAACAGATGCGGTTCCGGCGGAGAAGAATGCATCGGACGGCCCGGTGATAACCGCCTGCTCCCGCGCCATCAGGTAATAGCACCTCGCCGTGCCAGCCGGAGCAAGGGCATTCGCCTGCGCCTCGGTTGCGCTCTGCCCCCATCCGACAATGGCATCGATCGCACCGTCGATATTCGTCAGGCAGTATTGCTGCGTTTGCACATTGTTCAGGCTGATCGCCCTGACCGCAGTAGGCGGGGTCGCGGCAGCCGTAAAACTCAGCAGCGGCCCGCATGGATTAAAGGCAATCATGCCGGTTCAAGCGTGACTGTGACGCAACCCACAGCGAGCGTCGCGGTGCCAGTCAGAACGTAACCGAGAGAATCCCCGGCCTGCAGCGTGAGCGCGTCCTGATTCGAGACGAGCGTGAGCACCTGATTCACGTCCGCCGTGCCCTTCAGATTTGCCGCCGTGCCAGCGATGATCGCTGTTCCGCTTCCAACAGCAATGCCAGACGGCGCCTTGAAAAAGGCGAGGCTGACAGCGCCCGCATCGTTCCCCGCTACGCGCGGCGTTACGGTAATGTCCGTTACCAGCATCGGGATTGATGCCGTGAAAAACTTCTGCGTGACCAGGGCTGCCACATAATTGAATGTGACTACCTTCGATTCGTCCTGCGCAGTTGCGGCACCACGCACACGCCCTGTCATGACGGCGTACTGCCTTTAGATGCCTTCGTCTGCGGTGCGGCCGGATCAGCCGACGGAACCACCAATGGTGATGCCGGAACATTGGTATTCAACGCTGCATCCAATTCCGCAATGTGCCCGTTCCAGCGATTGAATACGGCATCCAGTTTTTGCTGCGTCGCCGTGTTCAGCGCCGTGCCTGAGAGCACATCGGCAACCTGCTCCTTCATGCTGGAGAGAAATTTCTGCAAGCTCGCCTCGCGCGCGCTGCTTACGGTGATTTCGGCGAGAATCTGTTCGTTCGTTTGCATGTCGCGTCCTTTCAAATCAAATCATGGAGAAACCGGCGCGTTGTCGAAGGCGAAGCCGTACACGAATATGTCCATGTTTGCCTGCGCCGTATTCGCCACCGTCACGCGGTAGTACAGATTCGTCACGTTCGTCACCACGGCAGTCGATGCCACGGTCTGCTGCACCACGATCGTCGCATCGGTAGCGGCCGAGAGCGCCGCAGCCGTCACAATCACGGTTCCAGTGGCGCCAGGCCCAGTATTGAGGCCGCCGAGCGCTTGCGCCAAGCTCGCCGTCGCATCGGTCACGATGACATAGAGCACGCTGAATTTCGAGGTGTCAATCAGCGGCATCGCGGTATCGCCTACCACGTTGGCAGAGACGTTGAGCGCGTAGCAAAGCAGGCGCACAGCCTGGTTTGCCGACAGATTTTGCAGCGGGGTAGAGAGTTGGGAATTCGGTGCGGCCATGAGCGGCTCCTATTGTTTAATGGTGACGAGGATGCGTTGATCTTGCGTCATGACGACGACGGTATTGGCGCCAGCCGCAACCTGGATGTCAGGCTGCCCGCACGGATCGCCGTTGATCGTTTGCAGCTTGACCGTGACGGGGGCGAATGTGGCGCCGACTGAGACGGTGACTGAGCTTGTTGCCATGCGGGGCTCCTAAACGTGCGCCCAAGTGCGGCGCTTGATAATGTTGCAAATCAAACCGGGTGAGACACCGTATCGCTTGGCCAAGGTCACACCCATTTCTTGACTAGCGCGAATAGCTAACACATCAGCCGCAGTGATTTTTGTTCCTTTGCCCTTGCGATTATTCGCGCGGGCATGCGGATTTTTTACCGATGGCGCGTCAAGGTGCGCCCATGAGGATTTTGCCTTGACGCTGCCAATAGTTGATGCGGTAACGCCGTAATCCGCAGCGATTTGAGCATACGGGCGCGGATCTGCAAGCACTTCAAGCGCCTGCGCTTCTGTTAAAACCGCGTGGTGATTCAACGAGCCTTTCGGCCCTCCGTCGCGTCCCTTGGCGATCTTGTCCATGTTATTTTCAAGTGTGGTGCCAAGGAAAAGATGATTCGGATTCACGCAGCGCGGATTGTCGCAACTGTGGCAAACGAGTATTCCTTTCGGCACTTGCTGGCGATTGTGCAGCGCCCAGGAATATCGGGTTGCTCTCTGATATTCCACGCCGTCATATACGCCCCTGAAAATGCCGTATCCGTCCTTATCCGTTCCTGCTGCCCACGGCCAACATTCATCCGGCCCCGCTGTTTTCATTTGGCGAGCGAAACGCTCAGGCGCCGATAACCCGACCATTGTTCCGCTGTGCGCCATCGTGGCCGCTGGCGAACCGTATTTTCTGTTTCGCTGCCAATGCTTGTTACACATGCCGAGCGCCAGAACAGGTAAATCGCATTCCTTGATGCAACAAATCTTCGGGTCCATTTGTTTCCCTCCAGGGTTGATGTGTATTCATTTTATCCACATCAATCTGAATAGTCAACTAATGGATTACGTAAACTCAGGCAGCAATCTTACACGCAAGTTCTTGATATAATGGAGCAAAACCGAACAAGATATCGAACCTTGAAGGAAGCTGATCATTGTTAATAGTATATTGCCTTACCACCCGAATCGACATCCCCGATTCCTTGCTGCTCGCCCTCCCCGCGAAGTCCACGCCGCCAGGCAGCGGCAAATCCGGCATCGCGCAGGTAAATGCGTTTTTGTGGAACAGGATGTTTTGCGGGCTCGTGATGCCGACGCCTGAGACGCCCAAAGAGAGTGCAGTAACGGCCGCGGTCGCGCTCGAAGCGGTAATGCTCACATTCTGGAACTGCCCGCCCCAGATTATTGCTGGCGCGACGGTAATCGTGCCGGTGGATGCGCCGGTAATGGTCAAATCGTTTTGAACCACGAACGTGCGCGGCTTGTTGCCGTAGATTTGCCGGTTCTGCGGGTTGACCGGGAACACGTTGGCAATCGAGATGATGTCGCCTTTTTTCAGCGTCACCGTCGCGCTCGAGGTCAAGACAAACGTGCTCGTTTGCGCCCATCCGGTGCCGATGCCGAACGTAGTCGAAGGCGCGGTCAAAGTGCCCGCCGCTGCCGCCGCCCAGGAGCCGAAGGTCTGGTTGTTGATGTTCTGGTCCACGTACCAGTCCATGCCTGCACTATCGCGGCCCATGCGCCCGGACTTGTACTGCGACGAAATTTTGTCTCCCGGCATGAACAGCCCTTTCAGCGCGTCCACGATCGCAGCGCCCGTGAATTGTTCGATACACACGCTTCGCCCAGGCCCTTTCGGCGTTGCTTCGGCGGTCAGGTAAGCTCCGGCATTGAGATACGTCAGCAGCGCTGTGGGCGGTGTTCCGGGGACGCCAACGATATTGGCCACGGAGTTTTTCGCCATCTGTAGGCCGATGAAGTCCACGCGGTTCGCCACTGCGGCGACGGCAGGCTTGATAACGTTGTCGGAGAATGCGCCGAGGGACAGGCGCAGATCCTTCGTGGTAAAGGAAACATCCACGTGGAATTGATCGCCGTATTTCGTCGGATCACCGACGACGACGGGCACGCTTGTCTGGTTAAAATCTTCCACTGCCAGATTCGGCCCCGAGGTGCCGATGAAGCGCGGCGGGCGCCTGACATTCAGCGTGTCGCCAATCTTCGCGCCGTCGATGCCAAACGAATCGTCGTAGGTGCGAAGCACTTGGCCGGTGAAGGTGATTTCATTTTCGAGCACCATAAGTGACTCGTTGGTAATTTGCGAAATCGTGAGGAGAGTGTCGAGCGCAGCCAGTTGCAGCCCGGACCAAACGAGATACGATTCGATCCAATCGCGCACCGGAGCGAGGAATTTCAGAAGTGCTTGCATGAAAAGCTCCACAAAGTTGAGAAAGAAAGCCGCGTTGCACGGTCTCTGAATCTCATGGAGCCATCACGAACCCTGATAACGCTCAGGTGGGCGGTATTGCGGTTTGCGGTGAATATATACGCTTAATCAGGCGCTTTTGCAACTTCCGGCTCAAAATGGTTCCATCTGCGCACAAGTTCTTCGGCAACTTCACGGGATAATTGATTCATGATGCAGAATCCATTTTGCGGAACGGCTGGAAACCAAGCGTTTCCGTTGCCGTCATAAGCGCCAGCATATTCTGTGATTGGCCGATCTTCCGCGACAAAAACGCCATCATCGCGCATTGGGTTCGGATAAATTTTGATCCTCATTTTATCTTGCCCGCCTCTCGCGCCTTTTTCCACTCTTCCGGCGTCCCGGTCCAATTGCCCTTGTCGTCGAATTTCAGCCCGGCCGGCGCATTCGCCCCCCTCAGTGGTGAAATTGGCGCCGGCGCCTTGCTGATTTCCGCCACGGTAGCGGCACCCGCAGCCCCATTCCCGCTTTTGCCTGGCGGTTTGCCCGCGCTCCCGATTTTGTCCTCCAGTTTGCCGAATTCTTTCAGCATGGCCTTGACGGTCAACTGTTTCATTGCCTCGGCCGCTTCCGGGTGTTCGGCGAAGTGCAAAACAATCAGCGGCCCAACTTCAGATTCGAGGATCGCATCGCGCATCTGGTCTGAAACCTGCACCGGACTCGCCTTCACTTTTTCGTCGTAGTCCGGAAACGCCTCCTGCGCGGCCTTCAAACGGGCATTCCACGCCTTTGTAGCCGCTTCCCGGTCCTTCGCAGCCTGCTCTGCCTCGCGTGCTGCCTTGGCCTCATTTAGCGCTTTCTGGCCGGCCCACTCTTTCAGCGCTTTGGCGTATTCGGCCATATCGGTGAACTGGCTTGGCTGTGGTTCCGGCCCGATTTCCTCGGATTTGGGCGGTTCGTACTTCGCGCGCAACTCGTCGCGCTCTTTGGCAGCTTTGGCAGCCTCGGCGCGGGCATCTTCTGCATCCTTAGCGGCCTTGGCTACTTTTTCAGCCGCAGCGGCCTCGGTCTCCTGCGTTTTGATGTGCAGGCGATAGGCGAAATCGTGCTTCGGCGTCCATTTACCCTTGAAAAAGACCTTTGCACCGTCTACATCACCCTCTTTCGGAGCTGCGGCAGCAGCCTTTTCCGCGGCTTGTCTGGCCTCAATCTCCGCTGCCTCTGCCGCCGCTTCGGCCTCAGGGTCAGGATTTACTGTCTCAGGCGGCGCCAGCGGTCCGAGCTTGGAATCAACATACTCATTGAAGTTCTCGTTCGTCAGAACGGTCACGCCAGGACGGCCTTCGACTGCGCCTGGCTCGGGGGATTCGTTTGTTGCTGCGTCTGCCATGGATTCCTCCACGAATTACTGTGTTGCGCTGCGTTCGGCGCCCTCTCGCGCTTTGTTCTCTGATCGCTCGTCAATCTTCGCCAAGAGCAATGCGACGTGGGCCTTGATTTCCTCAACGAGAATCTTCGTCTGATTATCGGCGGCTGATTCATTCATCCGTGTGCGCTCGACCGATTCCACTTGCCGCGATTCCTCCTGCGACCACGTTTCCGTATCGTGTGCATCCGCAGTCGCCGTAATCAGCGTGCGCTTCGTTTCTGCATCCTGCTTCATCTGCTCGAGTTGGCCCTTGTACTTCAATTCCTGCGCCATCGCCTGCATCTGTTGGCCGGCCTGCTCCAATTGCTGCTGTAGCGCCTTGATCTGCATCTGCGCGCGCGGCGGAATATCTGATTTCTCGTCCACCTGAGCCAACGGATTCGCCGCGGCCAAGCGATCGGCCAGCATCTCGGCGCCGTTGAAGTCCATTTCGCGCACGATCAGATCATCCCCCGTCACGGCAACCTTTTCTCCGAGCGGCGTATTGAGCAGTTCCAGCATGGACGCAACGCCTTCCTGACGCTTCGTGTCGTAACTCGGCCCGGTCTGCATCACGACATCGTAGGTGCCGGCGGTGATGTCGTTCAGCACCGTCGCAATCGCGTTACCCTGTTCGTCCTGCCCTTGCGTTTTCTGATTCAGCGTAATCATTTCCTCGCGCCCATCTTCGCCGATGATGCGCTGCACGCGCTGCGTGTCGAAGACGACAGGGAAATAACTGAGCATGAGGCGCCAGGTGTGCTTGATTGAGCGCGTCAGATTGTCGTAACCGTCGAAATTGGTATTTTCCGACTGGCTGCGTTCGGCATTGAGCGTCTTGTCCGACTTATGTTGCGCCCCGCCGCGTACCGCTGGATCGAATACGCCCATTACGCGCGAAAGGTTCTGGCTTGCCAGGAACGACGCCTCAATTGCGCCAGTGGGCGGTGGTTCCGGCTGAATACGCGATGGCGGTGGAACTTCGCGTCCATCAAGCCCGGTCGTCTTGTAATGGAGCACCGGGCTTGCGGATAGATTCGCATTCTTGAATTCGTTGATATGCCCTTCGTCCTGCCCTTCGGCGATCAGCCATTTCGCCTTGGGCGCAAGCGCAATAGATTCGGTGATAGACGTTTGCCAGAAATTGACCATGCGCTGCGGGTCCATCGCGTCGTAGACGAGCCCGCGCAATACGCGTTTGCCATCGATCATTACCGATGTCCAATACACCGGCACGATTGGAATCCAGCGGCCTGGCAGTTCCTTTTCCTCAAGAATCTCGAATGCGGATTGCTTGCACCACTTCACCACGCGCTTGAAGCTGTGGCGATCGCCTCGTACGAACAACTTCGCAGCCTTGAGCACTTCCGCACTCGGCACGCGGTCCTCGAATAGGGCAATTCCGTTCGAAAGCATTACCAATTTCGCCGGCTTGCGCTCGACATGGAAATACTCGGCAAGCCGCACGTCTTGATCCGTCACCCATTCAGGGTCTGAATTGCTCTGCCCGTTCGCATCGAATCCTTGCAGCGCGGCGCCCGGATACTGCTTCTTGAACACATCACGGCGCATCAAGTCCGTGATGAGCGCGCGCTCGGCGTCTGAACCATCCGGCAATTTGCTGTTCGGGTCAAACGACACGCAGAAAGGATTATCGATTGAGTCAATGTATAAATCTTGGTTGAATGAATCCTCGCTTACGTAATCAGCACGTACGCGCCAATAACCCCAACCGATAGTTGCGGCGAAGTCGAAGGCTGTATCGTATGCGTTGTCGGCGTCAGAATTGACTTCGACGTGACGCCCGAGTCCGGTAATGATCTTCGCAACCTTCTTGTCAGCGAAAGAATCAACCGGGCTCGCCTTTCCACGCGGTCGCTGCTGGCGTTGCGCATTGCAGACCTTTTTGATGTAGGTATTGGTCTCGTTGATGGTGAGCTGCGGGCGATCCAGGCCGCGCGACGCTGAGGCATAAGCCGGCCATTGCTGCCCATAGCGGAACCGCAGCGCCTCCACGCCTTGCGCGCGGTTATCCGAGTCGGCATCGTTCGCCTGGCGCATGAATTCCACGGCGTCGGCGGGATCAGCGGCCATTGATAATCCCTTCCACTGTCGCGGGTGAGCGCAGCGCGCGTATCGCGTGTGCGGCTTCTACAAGCGCCTCGGCTGCTGCTTCAGACTTGCGCCGGTTCTCAGGCTTGTTCGGGATACTGTGCAGGCTTTCCCACGCGGCAAAAAACGCGCGCAGCATTTCTAGTTCCAGTTCGTTGTTCAGTTGCGCGCCGAGCGTCTTTTCCGCCCACTGCGGAACGAATGCCTCCTGCGCGATCACATCCTGCGTTGTGCGCTTGGCTGTATGCGCGTATTTTCTTATAAGCGCGCGTTCAGCGAATTTCGCGTGCGGTCCTTCAACTAACGCAAAAGGTAAATCCGCGCTTGTCCATTCGTAACCATTGGGACCATCGCAGAATGTGAACGTATCGCGTTCGATGTTGTATTCAGCCTGTAGCAACTCAGAGCCTTGGTTGGTTTCGATTTGCGTCATCACGCCATCCATCCCATAGGTTCAGGTTCGGCTGATTGCTGCGGTCTGCGTTGCGGCGCGATGTATTCCATTCCGCGCCCAATTAGACTAAACACATCAACGGCGTCATCGTACTTTCCGCTTGGGAATTGTAGCAACTGCTTTTCCACTTCTGCACGCCAAGTTCCACCGTGTTTAGGCAGCATGATTGTCTTGATGCACGCCATTGCCTGAATCGCCCGCGCCCTGATTTCCTTGTCATGAATGCTCGGCAGCCATTCCAGGCGGCAGAATGCGGCACGCTCGGTCATGCGCTTTATCAGGAACGGTTCTATCGCACGGCGTATTGGTCCGGCTTCTCCGAACCATACCATAGGCTTCCAGTCCCGGATCAGGTCGCATTGTTTCTCAATCCACACGTTTGATGCAACTTGACCGCGCCACCAATCGATCACATAGGGATTGCCATTCAAATCGAAGCCAAATATACCATGCTCGGTAAAATCGCCTGCGCCTTCGGTAACAGCGTAGTCGCTCGCGCCGTAGATGTGCAATCCCTGCGGCGCGGTATCGTATTCGCCAAAGTTTTCGCGCTTGAAATAGTCGCCTTCATCCGGCACAGGCTCCTGCTGATAAAGCGCGTTCCATGCGCGCGTATCCATGCGCGCCGTGTCAATCATTTCGGCGGTGAACCACTCAGGCCAAAGTCTATCGCCAGCACTTCGCCCAAGAGGGTCGTTGGCAACAGCAAGCATTGGCAGCTTGATAATACGCCAGCGATTCGACTCGCGTTCAAGAATTCTGCCGCCGAGATCGTCTTCATGCCAGCGGGTTTGAATGAGGATTTGCCGCGCGCCAGGTTTGAGGCGCGTAAGAAAGTCGTTGATGTACCAATCCCATTGAGTTTGCCGCACGCGGTCTGAATCCGCTTCCTGCCGCGTTTTGATGGGATCATCGATCAGGCCAAGATCGGCACGGCGCCCGCTGATTGCGCTGCCCATGCCGGCCGCGAAGAATTCACCTCCACGCAAAGTCTCCCAATTGCCGGCCGATGCAACATCCTCGCGCAGGCCGTTTCCCTCGAACACGCGCGAGTATTCACGCATCGCAACGACATTGCGCGCACGGCGACTGAATCGTTCCGCAAGGTCCGTCGTATTCGATACACCGAGCACCGCCATCTGCGGATTGCGGCCCATGAACCACGGCGGGAATAAGACCGATGCGTAAGTTGACTTCGCGCTGCCCGGCGGCATCAGTACCATTAGGCGCGGCGTATCTCCACGCTCCACCGCTTCGAGTTCGGCCATAAGCAGTTTGTGATGCGTGGCGAATTGAAAGCCGAAGCATAAATAGTCAATGAACGCTGGAAGGCTCTTTCGTGCCGCTCTGCGCTTCAGCAGTTCTATCGCTGCCTGCTGCGGCGATATACCCGAGATCTGTGTCGCTGAGTTCGCAAGCATCCCTGATTATACTGACCGTCTGTGTTGCTTTTCCGTCAAGTCGCTCAGCGAGAAACTGAATCGCCCACGGTTCGCCTTTTGAAGCAGCAGTGAGCATTTTATCGACTGCGGCGCGAAGTTTTTTTCCGTCATCTTGAGCAAGAGCGCGTTCAATAGCTGCCTGGAATCTGCGCGGACCAGCGCTGCCATTTGGATTCCCAGATTTTCCAGGCTCAAAAGGCATTGTTCCGCAACGCACAAAATATTGATTGGTTAGGCGGCACGTTGCTGCTCCGGTTCGTGTTCCTCAATCCAGGTGACATCAACCTCCTGAATTATCACGAACTGCTCCGCGCCGTCGCGTTCGCGCCACTTCGGAAAGATGTCCAAATCGGTATAGGTCACGAAGTCGCCGACTTTGACCGTATTCGGCAGGAACACGCCGGATTCCGGTTCGTGGATCAGCCCGGACTTGATTCGCAGCCACTTGCCGGGGCCGGCGGCGACGACGATGCCACGGTTCATGCGGTCATTGGAGACGACGATCAGAGGCGAGAATTCCGGCGTTTTCTCCGGCCGGATCAGCAAATAATCATGCAAAGGTTTGAACATACGCGCATTTTTGTCACATATGGCCGGAAAAGTCAACTTTTGCGCAGTAGTTCGTTGCTCACTTCAATAGTTCGGTGATCCACCGGATTGCGTCACCAGACCGGATGGCGTCCTTGTCCACCGTGAGCAATCTATAGCCCTGCAGCAGTGATTCAGCGGCCTTTCGGATGTCTGCGTGCGCCTTTGCGCGGAGGACGTGGCAGCCCCCTTGAATTTCTACGACGAGTCGCTGCGCTTGGAACAAAACGTCCGCGCGGCAACGGCTGCCGACGAGATAGGCCACATCGAACTGCGCCGGCGGCAGGTCCGATGCCTCCAGTTGCCGCTGTAACTCGGCCTCCAGGTTGCTGCGAACTGCGGGTGAAAGTGGTCGACGTCCGGGGCTAATGCTTGCATTTCTGGCCGAAAGCTGCCCGGCCCGCTTGCGCTTAAAGGCTTCGACTTGCGACTCGGTTAGCCATCGCGAGCTCATGCCATCTCCTGCACTGAACCAGATTTTAGACTGATTCTAAGCTACCCCGCCTAAAACGGCCTTCTGAGCGCACATGTCGCCGGTTGACCCTGTGACACCTCCGAGGGGTCGATCGCGGCGTAGGCGCAGCCAGAACAGGCTTGCGGCGGCTTCCTGGGCATTTTCTGCGCCGGCAGAGGAACCGGCTTCTGGGCTGGAATGGAAAAAGACCGAGGCTGGAGATTTGAAGACCACCTCGGCCCGCGGTCCGCACCGAAAATGTCCTTAACGGCGAGGCCCGCGCGACATCCAGCCTATCCCCAAAAGCGGCCAGGCGGTTTGATGTGGATCACGCCTGGCCGAAGGTCCGCCGAACTCGCGAGGCGACAACAGGGAGGAAGTTCAGGCGGAAAGGTGCAGAGGGCAGTAGCTAGGAATTTCTGCCTCCACGGGGCGGGACTGTACGCCGTTTGCTCAAACTTTGTGCGGTTTGCTTTGCTGCGGTGCGGAGTGTGGTAGCGTGCGGTTCCGTTGATCGACTTCCTGGGAGGGAGGAACAAATGGAAACGCGCATGACGCAGGGGCAGTTTTGCGAGGCTATTGCAGCCGATGAAATTCCGGCCGATTACCGGGCTGGTTTGAGGTTCGCATCTACGCTGTGCGTGGCGCTGGAGCGCGATTTGGTGGAACACAACGGCTATACCGGAGACGTGGAGCCGCTGCGGATGCTCGCTGCGATTACACGGCATTTAGGAAGCTGGAACGACGCCTAGTTTCCATTCATGAGTTGCGTTTGACCGGCTGGCGCCCTGGCGGGTTTGCGCCCGAAATGGCAATCGTCGCACTGTCCGTTGACGTGGCTCGTTCCGGTAATCGTTCCGCAGTTTTTGCACCGAATGCAGCCAAACGGGATGCCTGAGGATGATTCCTGCGCGGCGGTTGCAATCCCATTGCTTGGGTCGCTCACCTTTTTGTCGAGGTACTTTGGCAAGATTGCGTCCCCGACTTTTTTTGAGCCACTGGCCCATATTTTCTGAACACACTCCACGATGAACGGAAGTGTGTGTCCGGCGGCGATCCAGGCCAGCAGGTATTCATTCGTTTCGGAAATAGCGACCCCTAGCCGGTTCAGTTCAGCCGCGTATGCCGCCGGCTTTCCATTCGGTTTTGGGTTTTGGGGTTCCCCTTGATTTTCAAGCAGCGCGCTTTGGCCGGCATCAAGCGCGGTCTCGCGCGGATTAAGCACGGTGCTTGCTGCTGCGCTGTTTACTGAAGTAGAAGATGAAGAAGAAGGGGGGGGTTTCAAGGGGGGTTTCAAGGGGGGTTTCAAGGGGGGTTTTTTATCCCCCCTTTCGGACGGCCTTCCGCCCTTAATTCCGTATTCAGACCCCATGATTCCATACCCCGCGCCAGCTTGTCCGCCGTTGGCCCGAACAACCCGTAATGCCTCGTCCCTGACCATGCGCCTGCAATAAATAACTCCCTCTGATGTAACGCTGCATGTGCCTGATTGTTTTAATTCTTCTAGCAGCTTCCGGACTTCTCTAGGGCCAGCGCCGACCATCCTCGATAGTTCCGCGATGGTGATGGATTTGGAGTTCAAAACGAGGTGTCCGTAGGGGTTGGACTGATGCATGATCCAAAGAATTTCTATCCACAAACCGCGCGCTGCTAAAGAACAAATTCTGAGGCTCGTATCTCGCTGCCAATCTCCGGGATAAACCTGAATAGAAGGCCGATTCATGTCGTTTTTCCAGGTTTTGTTGGTTCCGGAAACTCCCATGTGGATAACTTTTGCAATGCTTGAATCAGTACAGCGACGTGCTGCTTATGAATAGCAATCACATCGTCCCGGTCGCCCATTGGGTCTTGTTGCCGTATAACTATGAGGCCGTCAGGATTCAAGTATACGGCGATAGCATCCTGGGGCTTTACAACAATGGTCTGTTTGAAACTGTCGTCAAACCAAGTGAATTCCACCTCGTCCATGATTAAGCCCTTTCAGCCTCCCCGTGTTCCCAAAGCTGAAAATTCCCGGAGCGCAGGTGGACCGCAGGTGAGCCTGACTTGGGTCAATGGGTACGGAGAGGTTGGAAAGGTTCAAGATCGCGCTCCAATAGGCTTTTCAGAGCCCTGGTACGCATAGATTACCGCACGGGCATTGCGCCCGTCAAACGCTGTCCTCTAGTATCGTTTTGCGCGCCCGTTTGACCACGACAACCGGCGCAGATTTGGCCTTCGGCGGCACCACTGGCGGTTTTGCAGCCTGCTTCGGCACCACCTGCACCGGCGGCACCTCGACGGCCTCGGGCGGCTTGTCCGGTAGCGGCGCAGGAACCTCAATCGGTGCCGTCGCGGGCAGTTCGCGCACGGTCTCCAGGACTCGCACGGCGTACCGCCCCTCCAATTTCGCGTGCAGGCGCGCGGCCTCGGCCTCGGCTTTTTCTAGCGTGACGTGGGCGACGACAGGACCGCCGCGGTGCGGGTTGTTGACGACGAGGCAGTACCACGGTCCGGCCATTGCTGATTTCCTCCCTGAAAACCCGGTTAAAACCGGGCTCGGCGCCCTAATCAGGCTGCCCGAACAGAACCGCAGCGCCAGTCGCCGTGGTGATTGCCTCCACCAACTGCGCGAAAGCGTTCTCGATCGCGCGCCCCGGTCGAACCAATTCGTACCAGATCGACAGCCTGCCCGAACTGAGCCGATACCGGAAGCGCGCATCGACTTCGTAGAGCGGAGAGTTGATGCCGTCGAAAATGCGCACCCGGATGGTGAATAGATCAGGAATGGCAATCTTCCCGCCGGCGCCGTTTCCGCTTTCGGCGGACACCAGATTGTTGAAGACAAGCTCGGTATGCCCGTCCTGCAGCCGGATCGCTTTCGAGAACGCCACGCTTTCGTTCACGCGGAAGTTCAGGGCCATTGCCAACATTGTCGCGGGGTCCGGCGCGACTATATCAGGGGACACGTCCTCGATGAACCTGGCAAAGTCTTCGGTCGAATCGAACTTCTTGCCGTTGCTCGCGGCCCATACAAGCCACTCAGGCGAATGCTGCACCGTGAACACGGCCCTATGGTCCCGCCAGCCGGCCGAATCTTTGCCATGATCGTTGAACACGGCAACAAACTGCGCGGTTGGGCGCATCGTCGCGTAGGTGACGGCGGAAACGCCATGCACACCGTAGTAGAGGCAGAAACTTTCTTGATCCGAGAGTTTGACCGTGCCGGTCTTGCGGTGCGGCGGGTCGAGCGCTTCGCCAAGAAAATACGGCGCTTCGTTGCCCTCGCTATCGCGCAGCACGATGTACGGCGCCGCGTCGAGCACGTCTTCGGCCTTCTGCGGCTTTTGCTGCGCGACCGCCAGGCGCCGGCCAAGCTCGGCCGCTTCGGCTACCGCAGTTGCTTCGATGGATTTCGTCTTATCGTCCATGCTGTTCCTCCCTCGGTTGTGCGTCGGCGATGCTCAGCCCTAAGTCACGTTGACGCTGTTGATTGACAGTCATATTCCCATCCGCGTCGGCGTAGAAAAGAGCCAAATTCGGATCAGGCTTCGGAAATTTCTCGTTGATGTCGGCTTCGACAGTGAGAACCGGCTCGATCATGCCTTTGCTGCTGAATTGATCGATCGTCAGCGTGATAATGATTTTCGCCGGCTTGCCTAGCGCGATTACGTCGCCCGCGGCGGTGTGCAGCGATAGGGCGAGCTTATCGAGAAAGTTTTTCCCGTCGAGCTCGCGGAGCACTTCAATTGCGGGCCGAATTGACATTTTCCCTCCTTTCAAAAACCGTTAAGTTGCATCGTCACCTTCGTTGCCGTCTTCACCCGGCTCCCTGTCCAGCAGCGGCACCGCTTTGTCGTAGTGCAACAGCTTGCGGATTTTCTCGCAGCACTGCGTGCCGTACTCGGTCACACCGCGCGGGACTTCTTTGGCGGGCTCGGGCACGACGTTGAAAAACTGCTTGCTCACGGCTGTATCCTGACACTGCCGTAGAGCGCTGGCCCGCACTTCACCGCGCGCCCCGCAAGGCGCATCCGGTCGAGGGTGACGTATGCGTGCTGAATGCTGATTCCGATTTCATAGGCGATTTGGTCAGCCGTCATGGGCATCGGGTAGACCGCGGCGAGTAGCCGCATAACCTCGATCTGCCGACGTGGCGGACGGCCGCGTGTGCTCCAGGACTTCATTGCGCGGCCTCCGCTTTCGCGCGTTTCTTTTCCGCGGCCTTGGCCCACTTCGCTTTGGCCGCTTTGCTGGCGTTGGCCGAGCGTTGCGCTGCCGTGAGCTTCGTATTCGTCGCCTGCGCGCCTTTGCGGGAGAAATCAGAATGGTCAATCAAAGTAACAGCTTTCTTTTCCGATCCAGCCTTAGGCTTTGGTTTTTGGAACAAAATTTGCCACACGCGCGGCGGCGTAATGTCCAGTTCACGCGCAATCTTGGCCTGCGTCATTCCGCCGGCATAAAGGGCGCGCGCCTTATCTCTCAAGGCTGCTGCCTTCGCAAGAAATCGATCGTGTTTTGTCGCTCGCATGTTAATAATATGCTATTGGTTTTTCAACAGGCACGCCAGGCTCTGGCTCAGACTCAGGCTCCGGTTCATTCCATGACTTGTATTCAGGCTGTTCAAGCATGCCTTCAATGAAGCCGTTTACCATATCCAAAGACATGAATGTGTGGCTCGCTATATCCGCCGGCTCCATGCCGTTAATAAAAAACTCAAACATTTCATCGAACACCGTCTCAAGCTCACCACCATAATCAAACCCTTCATAGTGTTTCTCTATCAGGCGCTCCACCAACGTTGCTCGTTCCACGCTCATTAATATGTGTTCATGGGGTGTATTAGATGGACCCCGAGTGCAGTTGCAGGAAAAGCAGACCGGCGCCACTTCAAGCGGCTTGGAGTAATCCCGGTGGTCGTAGCATTCGGCCTTGGCGCCACAATCGACGCAAACCAAAGTTTGAGGCGCAGGAAGTTCACCGTTTCTGATAGCTGTCACTACTTTCGCGCGCGCCCTTTGGCCAGATATGAACACCGCCCTTACGCATTGTTTGCAGTATTTTCTGGTTTTCCTGCCAATCAATTCTCGGTCGCACACTACGCATTTTTGCATGCCATCAGACATAGTGGTTTCTTCCAGGTTCGCGAGGAACAAGATTAGCATGCGCAAATATTAAATGCAAACCGATTTATTAAGGGACTAGCTACGCGCTCGGCATAATCATAGCGGCGATGCGGTTAACGGCCTGGCGGATTTCGTCCGGGTTGGCATTCGGATGCTCCCGGATCCACTGCGCCCGCTCCCGCTCGAATCGTTTCATCCGTGCAATCCCGCGCATCACCGCGCTGTGATCGGGGCCTGGTTTGCGGCGGGAAACAATCACACCATCGTGCTCCGTAGGCGGCCCGGACTGACGCAGCGCCAGATCCGGGCCTAGCTTCTCCGGCGCGGCGATAGGATTACCGCGCGGTCGAGCGTTCTGTTCGCCCCCGGCGCAACCCGCGCGCCGGGGGCTGTCTCAGCCGCGGTCGGCCCCGGTTGCCGCACGCGCCGAGCATTCTGGTCGGCCCCGGAACGCATGCGCGGCATATGAAAGCGAGCCTGGGACTAGCCGCCCGCAGGAGGGAACTTACCGCGGGCGGTTAGAGCGCAGTTTAGCACTCCTCTGGCGTTGGCTTGAACACCCGCGCCAGATATTGCGCGAGCGGCAGCGGAATCTTGGCAATCGCAGCAGAAGCGGCTTTTCTGGCGCTGCTGTGGCTGGACGTGTTCGGCTTTTTCCAGCCTAGCGCGTTCGGATGATCGCGCCCGTA